GACTGGCATCAGGACGCAGGTCCGACAGACATCGCGCCGAGGAAGATATCTATTGTCATCCAGTTGAGCGACCCCGACGACTATGATGGCGGCGAACTCGAGATTCTGTCGTCAAGGGAGCCGGTACAGGTCGTGAAAAAACGTGGCTTGGCGGCGTTGTTCCCTAGCTTTATGCTACATCGCGTTACGCCGGTGACGAGGGGCGTACGGCACTCTCTTGTAGCGTGGATAGCGGGGCCAAAGTTCAGATGACAGTGAAGGTGACGCACGACAACTTCATCGCGGTCTATGATGATGCGTTCTCCAGTGAGTTCTGTGACAGGATGATCGAGTACTTCGAGTGGTCACAGAAGACCAACCGCACCTATGGCAGAGATGAGCAGGAGAGCGTCAAGAAGGACAACTCCTGCAACATGAACCCCACAGATGCCGTGAGCATCTCGTTTGCGCATCCAAATATCGCTGGGTTCCTCGGTGAGTTCAACGAGACGTTCTGGAATGTCTGCTACGCGGACTACACCAAGACTTACAGCGTCCTTGCTGACTATGAGCGCCATACGGTCTACACATACAAGATTCAGAAGACGGCGCCCGGGGGAGGGTATCATGTGTGGCACAGCGAGGACGGTGGGAAGCTCCACTCAGGTAGGGTCGGGGTCTACATCCTCTACCTCAACGACGTGCAGGAAGGCGGCGAGACAGAGTTCCTGTACCTCCACAAACGAGTGTCCCCGAAGAAGGGCAGGCTTGTCGTGTTCCCGCCAAACTTCCCTTGGGCACACAGAGGCAACCCGCCACTCTCAGGAACAAAGTACATCATGACTGGATGGTTGGAGTTTTCCTGATCTTCGTCTATGATGCTGACAGGCGGAGTCCGTAGTCGCCTCGCCAGTGGAGTGACGTAGATGCTGGGCTTCTCGCCTCTTGCTTCCGCACCGCTCGGTGACGACGGCGTTGGCGGCGATATTCTCGTCTTCGGAGTATCCGCAGTTGGTGCCGTTGGCACCGTTGCCGTGTCAGGCAGTGCGGTCATACCCGTCACCGGTGTTTCTGCAACAGGAAGCGTAGGCACTGCTGTCGCAACCATTTCTGTTGACGCGCCTGTCACCGGCGTATTCGCGTCTGGCGCAGTCGGGGCGGTTACTGTCACGGCATCTGCCGTCGTCCTCGTGTCCGGTGTGTTTGGCACCGGTGTTATCGGGAATGCAGATGTTGTCGCGTCTGCGAACGTACTCGTGTCAGGCGTTCAGGGCACAACGGCTCTTGGATCGCCTACTGTATCTGGTTCCGCAGTCGCCCTACCCTCTGGCGTAGAGGCCAGCGGGTTTGTCGGTAGCGCTGCGGTCTCCACTTCACTTGTCGCGACCGTATCTGGCGTAGAAGGCACAGGGAGCGTCGGTGTCGTCGTCGCTGCTGCTGGCGCGGATGTTCCGGTGTTCGGCGTCCAAGGCACAACCGCTCTTGGTGCGCCCGACGTATCAGGCTCCGCAGTTGTCCTGCCGCTCGGGGTAGAGGCAAACGGGCTTGTCGGCAACGCTGACATTGTCGGGGATGCGAACGTTGATCTGACTGGGGTGTCTGGCGCGGCGGCAGTCGGGGCTGTATCCGTATCAATCAACATCGATGTGCAGCTAACCGGGATTAGTGCAACTGGACTTGTTGGCTCGCTGCGCGTTGTATGGTCCGACGTCGTGCCCGGACAGGTGGCGACATACTCTCCTGTATCGAACGCGGCATCGCAACCTTGGTCAGATGTTGTTCCGGGACAGAATGCAGTCTATACTCCCGTGACGCCGGGGGCAGCGAGCCTTTGGTCTGATGTCGTTCCGGGTTCAGGCGCCGTGTGGACGGACATAGCAGCGTAGGGTGGGCACATGCCGAGTAGCTACACAACCAACACTGGGATCGAGAAGCCGGGTGATGGCGAGCAGTCTGGCTCGTGGGGTCAGACCGTCAACGACAACATGGACATCATCGACCGCCTTACCATGGGCGTCGGCACGATCTCTCTGACCGGCTACGGTACCTCTACACCGTACACGCTCACGACGTCTGACGGCACGACATCTGAAGGGCAGTACACTGCTCTGGTCTTCACCGGTAGCCCGAGCGGCGGGACGACGATCAACGTCTCACCCAACGACGCGCAACATGTCTACACCATAAAGAACAACTCTGGCGTCACCCTGACGATCTCTCAGGGCAGCGGCTCGACCGTGACCATCGCAAACGGCAAGTCGGCCATTGTCTACTGCACGGGGACCGGCTCTGCCGCAGATGTCGTTGACGTCTCTGCCACGTTCAACCTCACCGGCACGCTGCAAGCCTCCAACAACCTGTCAGACCTCTCCAGCGCCTCGACCGCACGCACCAACCTCGGCGTCGCCATCGGGACCAACGTCCTTGCCTACGATGCCAACCTTCAGGCCTTCGTCAACGCCTTCAGCCTGCCGACTGTAGACGGGACCAATGCGCAGGTGCTGACGACCAACGGCTCTGGTACTTTGAGCTTCACAACCGTCTCCAGCGGCAGCGGTGGGACCGTCACGTCTGTTGATGTCTCTGGTGGGACCACCGGCCTTACGGCCACCGGAGGCCCGATCACAGGCTCTGGGACCATCACGCTCTCTGGGACGCTCGATGTTGACAACGGCGGCACCGGGCAGACCTCCTATACGAACGGCCAACTGCTGATCGGCAACACGACCGGCAACACGCTGACGAAGTCCACTCTCACCGCAGGCTCCGGGATTTCTATCACCAACGGTGCTGGCTCGATCACCATCGCCTCGACTGGTGGCTCGGGGACCGTCACGTCCGTCGCCCTGTCTGGCGGGACTACCGGCTTGACCGTCTCCGGGAGCCCGATCACCACATCCGGCACCATCACGCTTGCTGGCACGCTTGCAGTCGCAAACGGCGGCACAGGCTCTACCACGGCGCCGAACGCTAGGACTGCTCTTGGTCTGGCGATTGGCACGGATGTTCAGGCCTACGACCCCGATCTTGCGGCACTTGCCGCACTTTCGACAACCGGCATGATATCCCGTACAGGTTCTGGTACAGTTGCGGCTAGAACACTCACCGCTGGTACTGGCATCAGCATCACGAACGGGGACGGCGTCAGCGGGAACCCGACGATTACCTCGAGCGTGACGTCCGGTATGTCGTTTATAGCATCGGCAGACGCCAGTTCGTCTACTTCGCTAGACTTTACTGGGTTTGCCCCCGCCACCTATGACGCATACCTATTCGTGCTTGGGAGCGTGAAGCCAGTCACTGATTCTGTGAACCTTCTTCTCAGAACATCAACAGATGGCGGCTCTACCTATGACACGACAAACTACGGGGCTGCGATGCTCTCGATTGGGTGGGACACTAGTGGAGGAAATCCTGTAGTCGCCTCTTATACCAGCAACAGCGCCACGAGCATAGCCTTGGCTGGCGTCTCTGGCGCCACCTTTGACCAAGCAATTGGAAACGCTGCCGCAGAGTACGGTGTAAGCGGTTATGTCTACGTCACGATGCCTGACAAGACAGCCTATAACTCAGTTCTTGGTTACGTTACATATCAAAGCCTTAGTGACAGGCTCTTCGTTGCCAACACTAGCGGGCAGCGTAGGTCAGCGGCTGATGTGAACGCGGTTCGTTTTCTCTTCAGTTCTGGCAACATAGCCAGTGGCACAATCACTATGTACGGTCTGAAGAATGCGTGAGGTAAGGCAATGAGCACTGCCATGTTCAAGATGGTCAATGGTGTTTCGGTCGAACTTTCAGATCAGGAAGTTGCAGATCGTCTTGCTGAAGATCTTGAGTGGGAAAATGGGAGAGATGCACGCGCCGCCTCAGGCGTTCGTTATGACCGAGACAATCGCCTCAAGTCCCATGTTGATCCCATCGTCTCCAACCCCCTTCGCTGGGCCTCTATGTCTTCCGAGAAGCAGGGTGAGTGGATGACGTATCGTCAGGCGCTTCTCGATGTGCCTCAGCAGGCAGGCTTCCCGCACAACGTAGTGTGGCCCATCAAACCGGAGTGACCCTCGGTGCTCACCAAGCTCCAGTTCCGGCCCGGCATCAACCGCGAGACGACTGACTATACGAACTCTGGCGGTTGGGTGGACGGCAACAAGATCAGGTTCAGGTTCGGCCTGCCTGAGTCCATTGGCGGCTGGGAGAAGCTCTCCAATGCGCCGCTGCTGGGGCAGTGCGTGGCTCTTCATACTTGGACTGCGCTCAACAACGACATCTACACGGGCGCTGGCACCAACCTGAAGTACTACATTGTCGATGGTGGTAGCCCAAACGACATCACTCCAATCCGCAGAACGGTAACACTTGGGTCCAATCCGTTAACCACCGGAACTGCTGGCAGCGGTATCATCACGGTCTCGGACACCGGCCATGGCGCTATTGTCGGTGACTACGTTACGCTGTCTGGCGCCACGGCATTCGATGGACTGACCACGGCACAGATCAACAAGGAGCATGTCGTCACAGAGGTTGTGAACGCCAACTCCTACAAGGTTGATACTGGTGGGTCAGCCACATCCGGCGCTACGTCTGGTGGCGGCACTGTCGTCGTAGCCAACTACCAGATCACCATCGGCCTCTCCACGACCGTCGTTGGTACAGGGTGGGGTGCCGGTCCTTGGAGCCGTGGCTCTTGGAGTTCTGCCGCAACGACCACAACTACTGGCGCGCAACTGCGCCTCTGGTCTCAGGACAACTTTGGCGAAGACTTGGTCATCTGCGTCTATGACGGCGGTCTCTATCGGTGGGATACGAGCGCCGGGCTTGGTGTGCGTGCCGTCGAGCTTCAGAACTTGGCCGGTGCCAATATGACCCCGAGGATCGCTCGGCAGGTCATCGTCTCCGAGCGTGACAGGCACGTTATCGCATTCGCCTGTGACCCCGAGGCAACACCCGGCACGCAAGACCGTCTCTGCATACGGTTCTCAGATCAGGAGAGCCTTACCGACTGGGAGGCGCGCCCGGACAACACCGCTGGAGAACTGCGTATCGGCACCGGCAGCCAGATCGTTGGCGCTGTCCAGACCAAGCAGCAGATTCTCGTGTTCACAGACACGTCCGTTCATGCGCTTCAGTATGTCGGACCGCCCTTCACGTTCGGCATCTCCGAGATTTCGTCGAACATCTCGATCATCTCTCCGAACTCTCCTGTGGCCGTTGGCGACGCGGTCTACTGGATGGGCCAGCGCGACTTCTATTCCTACGACGGTGCCGCCAGAACACTGCCTTGCACGGTCAAGGAGTACGTCTTCGACGACCTGAACGTGAACCAGAGCGCGAAGATTTTTGGCGCTGCGAACGCGGCGTACTCTGAGGTCTGGTGGTTCTACCCGTCAACGTCCAGCAACGACGTGAACAAGTACGTCGTCTACAACTACGAACTCGACATCTGGTACTACGGAACACTGGCGCGCACAGCTTGGCAGGATCGCAACGTCCTGACGTATCCCATCGCCGCTGCACCGGACGGCTACCTGTACTTCCAAGAGTACGGCTTCAGCGATGGCAGCACGAACCCGTTCTCTGCTATCAACTCCTACATCCAGTCGAGTTCTGTGGACATCAGCGACGGCAATCAGTTCATGTTCGTCAGCCGTATCATCCCGGACTTGACGTTCAGAGACTCCAGCAACCCTGCGCCACAGGCGACCCTTACGCTTGCCGCCAAGAACTACCCCGGCGGAGCGTCCTACGGCGCTGAGGCAGAGACAACGACGAGGACGCAGTCGGTTCCCGTTGAGTTGTATACCGACCAACTTTTCGTGCGCCTGCGTGGAAGGGCCATCACCTTCAGGATCGAGTCCAACCAAGCTGGCACCATCTGGCGTCTCGGAACGCCGCGCATCGACATGCGCACAGATGGGAAGCGCTGATGTCGCGCAAGAACATCGTCCCGTACTTCCCGGCTCCGCCTCGAGAGTACAACCAGA